CGCGACACAAAGGAATATTTACCACTCCGCCGACATCGGAGTTAGCAAGCACACGCAAGATCACCACTCTCGCGTGTGCCCTGCCCGCTTAGTCCACAGCGGGCCAGGGTAAGAGATCATCTTCCCTAGGCGTGCAGGGATGCAGTACCACTCGTAGTACTCGTACCAGCTCTCGGGGAAATCGAGAACTCGCACACTGAGTGGCAACAAATCATCCTTCTCTCTGAGCTCAGACTCAACCATCAACTGCTGATTGATGGTCACGCCAAAGACCTTTTCCATCAGTATCCGGGTCCGCAGACCGATTTCTATACTAAGGAGGTCCTCCAGCTTATGCTTCAGAGGGGCTTTCTTTGGATCACGCTCATTCATCTCGAAAGATCCTGAATGATACGCGTCCTGGAGATCGCGATTCCACTTCAAATGCTCACGGAGGGCAAACTCCCACATGCGTTTGCTGATTCTAACGCGCTGTGTGACCCTTAGGCCGTAAGCAGCCAGCTCTGCCAAGATCGGGCAGCCTGGGTACTGATATGCTAAACACATGGACTTGCATCTTAACAATGCAGTCAGTACTTGATTGCGGGCATTCGCATAGCGGCTCGTACACCATGCGAAAGTGGCCAACACCTTTAAAGGATCCGCCACATTTCTTCTCTCAACCGTGTCGAAAATTAAACCACAGAAAGACGCCGCTTCAAGCTCTGAGTGCTCTACAAGCTTTATTCTCAGGCCAAGCTTCTTAAAAGTCTTCTTGGTGGGGGTTGGGCCCGACTCGCAACGGGCTATTCCATCATCTCCCTCAACACACGGAATGATCTCACACTTGGCCATTTTCGCGGCAAAAAGCATGAGCATCAAATTGGCAAAGCCATTGCCAAGTGAGGTGCACATTTCCCCAGACATTCGTGTTGCAAGTACTCTTATCACGAACCATTTGAACGTACAAATATTCTCACCAGCGAGCACTTCATCCATGTGCCGATCAAAGTCTCTAGCTTCTGTGAGAAGCTGTACCATGTAGGTGTACAGCTGAAATTCAACCACTTCCATAAGGCGTCGCACAAAGAGGGCTTCAAACGAAGTATAATCAGTAGCAATATATTTCGCGCCCTCCCTGTGGATCCTCTCCATAATATAATTGGGCCGTTCAGAAACAGGCACATATTTTATGAAAGCGGGATGTTTAAAGAGCTCTTTCTCAATGAGGTGAAAGATCGGGCCTACAGCACACTTATACTCATCCGATCTACTATTTATCCCACGGGCATGTTTCCATCCCATGGTAGCATAAACTTCATCCTTCATGAAAGACTTACATCTAAGATATTTCTTCTTCGACCATATGGAGTTAACGTTCGCCCATTTCTGTTTTAATTGGGCCTTCCTCCAGTCGGGGTAGTTCGATGTCTCCAACCAAGTTTCTACCGTAGTGTCTGAATCAGGACGCAACGGGGTGAGATTTCCCTTCAACCACTGACCAACGAACACTTCTAACTCTTGGAGAAGAGCAGAATCAGCGGTGGGCGGTCTCGCAGCAAACCGCTTCAATGCCCCAGCAACCATTATATCCCGATCTGCGCAATCGGGATGTGGCACAGCTACTCCAGAAACGTGAGGACCCATATCGACCAACATTGGGGGTCTATAGGCAAGATCTTG